AATAGTTAAAGCACTTATATTATTTGTAACACCAATACCATCAATGATGCCTGTGCCATTTCTTCCAGCATATAAAACTCCGTCTTCTGGAAGATTTAATGTTTCTGTTCCACCTGCTGGAACTTGAATTGGAATATAAACTTGTGTGTTAGTTGAACTACTAACAGTTGTAACATTTGCTAAACCATTAATGATTGCAGCACCAGAACTTCCTGTAGATTGGATCATAAATCCTCTTAATCTTGTAGGACCTGCAAATAATATTGCATTACTTGATGAGCTTGCGCATATGACTGGTTTTACATCTGACTTCATATTTTTCTCCTTATAATTTAAGGAGCCCTTACGAGCTCCTTAAAAATTAATTTATTATGCTACTTGTGAATATTCAATTAACCATCTAAACGAACCACGCGCACTTGGTGTAGTTGTGTTAGTAATGTTTAAATATATATCTCTAGCTGCAGAAGCATACAACGGACTTGCCGCTGGTGATGCACTTTGAGCAGTAGTGTTTAACAAAGTAGTATTGTAGAAAGCTCCTGCTGGAACAGATGTTCCTGAAGCAAGAACATCATCAGCATCAGTTGCTACAATTTGAGCTCCTGAAGATGAAGTTCCAACCTCATAACCAATATTTCCTGATGCAACAGTTGCAGTAGTTACACATAATAGTGATATTCTTCTGATAACTGTATTAGCTGGTTGAGCAAATGTAGAAATACTATCTCCAGTAGTTGCGCTTAATGTTCCTGTAACAATACCTTGTAACATAACAGCTGGTGAAGTTACTACTGTACCGGCTTGATTGATTACAAAATTATTTGTGTATTCTCCAGTTGTAGAGTTTTGAGTCGCCCCAATAAATCCACCTAATGATCGGACTGGACCCGAAAAAGTTGTTAGTGCCATAGTTATATTCTCCTAGTTAATCCAATCTAGTCTCTAGGCCGTCGACTATACGCGTCTAGATCAGAAGTTAATATATAGTTATTTGATTATAAAAGAAAAAGGGGCCTGTGTAAACACAAGCCCCTTTTAAAGACTCTTAATTAATATTAAGCAGCTCCTGGTGAACCAAAGATTCCTCTAGCGTCAGAAAAGCCGAAGCTGTATCTTTCTCTAGCTTTAAATCTTACGTTACCAGTGTCAAAATCACCTTCAATCGCTGTTTTAATTGGCGATCTTACAAAGTGTTTTAAACCGTTTGGAGCATCAGTCATTATGAAGAATGCATCCGTGTCAGTTAAAAAGTGATTAACTCTATAACCTTGTGGAATCATTCCCATATTTTTGATTGCATTAATATCATTGTCAGCTGTAGCGACTCTAAGAGGTGATTTTAAAATTCTCTCAGCAGTAAATTGTAATTCTTTTGGAATAATCAATTTAGTTCCTTGAAGAGCTATTTTTAAACCTCTTTCGTCTACAAAAGCCGCAATATCAATTAATGATTGCTCTAATGAAGTTTCTGACAAATCAGCAGGTGTAGCAAGTTCGTTTGAGAACGTACCACCGTTTGCTAATGGATGTAAAGTTGAACATAATTCAACACCATCACCACCAGTTACACCACTATTAAAAGCATTGTTTAGAACGTCAGCCGCAATCTGTTGTTTAGTTTGCGACATTGATCTAGCTAATGCTCTAGTGTATCTAGCTGCAAGTCTATCGTAAAGGTTATCTTCAATTGCTTCCTCAGTTATCGCAAATGCTAATGCAAATGTTTGGTGAGTATATCTTGAAGTGTACGCTTCTGTAGCATCGTCAAACACTACTGGAGCACCTTCACTTTTAGCTGCTGCTGCTGCAAAACCAGATAACATTACTTCTTCTTCGAAAGCTCGATCAGAAGTTTCTGTTATAAAGATTTCAGCATGCTCATTGTCATATCTATTGTATTCCAGGCCGAATAGTGCATTCAATCCTGGCTCTAGTTCTTTAACTAGCTGCGAACGTGATATAGCCATATTTTATTCTCCTATTATAAGCCTGTTCCGCCTTGACGGAAAAAGTGATTGTTAATTCTAACAAGAACTCCAACATTGGATGATACGTTAACATCACTGTTAAACACATCTTGTGATATATCAATTGCTTGAACCACATATGTTCCTGTTGTACCAGATTGAGACACGTTTAGGGTTACTTTAGATATCCCTGTTTGTGTCGCTCCTGTTACGTTTGTTACGTTATAGTTTTTAAACAAATCCGCAACAACGAAAGTAGCATCAGCTTTTATTTCAAATACTGTATCCGGTCCATCAATAACCATAGCGATAATATCGCTAGCATTGATTGCGCCTGGGTAGTAATTACTAAAAGTTGGCTTCTGAGTTGTTGGGTCTGTATAAAAACAACCATTAAAAACACCTACAACCGCATCAGAATCTCCAGCAATAGCTCTTGAAATATTTCCAGAGTCTAGTGGTTTTACTAGGTCTCCTTGAAATATTGCTGTAGAGTTGTTTGCAGCAATTCTGTAACGGTTTTGAGCGTTAATAAATGGGCTTCCGTTAAGTTGTCTAGATGGTTTTAAACCATATTGTTCAACTACGTTTGGCATATTTATTTTCTCCTTGTTAAGTTTTTATACAGTGGTCGACTTTTGTCAAAAAATTATGACTTACGTCCACCACCAAAAGTTACGCGAGATTGTCTACTAATATTAATAGGCATCTCCGGTCGTTGTTCCTTCATCAGATCGTGATCAATCGCTGTAATTCTGTCTCGAGTAATTTTTTTAAAATACTCTGCGCGCGATTTTACAATCTCTTCCGGTATCCTAGCCAACACTAGGCCAGCAACCCCGATCAACCCTGCGTATCTGCCGTCATGGATAACTGGATAATTATGTTCTCCGATTTGATTTTTAATCTCTTCAGATTTTACAAATACCCAACCTTCTCTCATTTTCTTCGATACATTTGCAGTATCTTGAAAACCCATTGACTCGACTCTAATCCATCTATGGACAAAGCCGTCTGGCGCAGGTGGTGCATCCAGAGATGATGGTGGCGTCCAAGGTTTATTCCTTGTTTGTTTTACTTCTTCAGACGCGCGTGAAGTTCTTTTATTTTTATCGCTCATACTAATTAGCCTCCTTCACGTATTTAGCGTATTCTTCTAGTGGCACCCCTAATTTTTTGGCAATAGCCACCTGTGATTTGGTGAGTCTCACAGTTCTTCGTCCTTGTTGTTTTCTTCCAGCGGAAGCAACAGTTTGGACTGGTTTGCGTTGTTCTTCAACAACGAATTTATGCGGGAATATATCTCGCATACGCTTATCTATCTGATTATAATACTCATCGCTCTCTACTTCAATACCACTACCCACTAGGTCCTCGTGTACTGTTATAGCTGCATTTGCCATGACTCTATCATCAACAAACCAAGTATTTTTTTTAACCCACTCTTTAGCTTTTTCGCTAGGTTGTGGAATAATCGGAGTTTCAGCTCTTATTTTAGCCTCTTCAGCTTGAAGTATTCTTTGTTCTTCAAGTTGCTTAGACCTAACTACACGATCAGCCATTTGCAATTTAGCTTTTTCTTTTTGAACAGCTAGTTGCGTAAGCTCATCGTTAGCTTCCATGATCTGATTAGGATCATTAGCTTCGATAGCTGCTTTTAACTTATTTTTTACTTGTTCTCTTTGAGCATCTACTCTTGCTTCAAATTCTTTTAAGTAATTTTCGTCAGCAGTATCAAATTTTTTCTCAGACTCACTATATTTCTTTTGCAAACCTTTAGCAAAATCTAAAGCAGCTTTTTCTCTTCTTTCAGCTTCTCTATATTTTCTTGTAAGTTTATCAATTCTTTTTTGAATTGATTCAGACATTTCTGTTAGATTGTCTGCGCTTTCTTTTTCTTCAACTTTAGGTTGAGTTTCAACTTTAGGTTTCTCTTCTTTAGAATCCTCTATTTGTTCTATCTCAACTTTATCGTCTTTTGCTTTTTTGCTGTGTTCAACATATCCAAGATCAACTTCACCTAAATTTAAATTAGGTGCTTTAATCTCTTCTTTGTTTTTTTTATCGTCTAGTTGGATTTCTGTTTCATTAACATCATCCAAGTCTAGCTCGACATCAGCTTTTTTAGTTTCTTCAACCATTTTTTATCTCCTTAGTATAGATGAAGAACGTCTGACGGTTTCCTAACAATACCTATAATCTCATCATCATTTAAAATACGATGTTCGCCGTATTTTGTTTTAAACCTTGAGCCGGCATATCTACCATACATGATAAACATACCTTGCTTACACCACGCGCCCTCAGGGAATTTATCTTTGTCTTTATAACAAAGAGATCCCATTTTAATTACTAAGCCAATGACTGTTGTCATTTGAATAGTTTCATGTGCTTGTTGTGTAAGTATAACTCCCCCATCAGTCCTACTCTTTCCAGAATAAGGTCTAACTAACATTCGGTACCCAACTGGATCGGGTAAACAATCTAAATATTTTTTTATACCTTCTGGGTCTGTAGGGATTCTAATACCTTCTTGTTCGGTATCATCAGTTTTAGGAAGGATGAGTTCCTTATCAGGTGTTATTATCGTCATCGATGTTCTCCTCTTTTTTTAGCAGGTCTTTAAGATCCTGAAGCAGCACTTCTAAAGCACTGAGCTTGCCCTTAGCATAGTGGAGCCTGTCGAGGGTGTCTATACCATAGCACATATCTTGCTTGGTTTCATCGATGCGTTTTTTGATGTAATTCTTGACTGTTTGTAGTGTTCCTATATCAAGCATAATTATTTTTTATTTTTCTTACTATATTATAAGATTCACCATTATCAAACTCTTGTTTTAAGCCTATTTTATAGGCCCATTCTTTAGCATTAGTGCCCTTAATAAATATCTCTGTTAGGTCTTCTCCCCATTTTTCTATACCCTTTTTAAGGTATTGTTCTCTTCTAATTCTTTCCTCTTCTGTAGACTCTCCACCGTCCCAACTAGATTTACCATGAAAATGTAACATATAAGAATAATTTGCAATTAAAGTTTTATAGCCTTTTAATGCACATCTTATTCTATAATCCATATCTTCACCCCCACAGTTAGAAAATGTGTGATCAAAATAACCAACCTCATTATGCACTTCATAAGGTATCCTGCCTAAATACATTTGCATAAATATTTTTTCTTTTAGATCTGTAAATTTAAATAAACTTTTATGATAATTTACAATCGAGCTTAAATCGTTTTCCTTACCTGTATATTCTTGAATTT